AAGCATTGGGTGTCTCCTTTGATTCTCATGTTGGGCATGACTATTTAGATGATGTCGATCGAAGATTTGATTACTATCATCAAAAGTTAGAACGTATTGAATTTGATTTAGATTATTTCAACAAGATTACCAAAGGTGGTTTACCGAACAAAACATTGAATGTTGCATTGGCAGGTACTGGTGTTGGTAAAACAATGTTTATGACCCACATGGCTGCTCACTCTCTATCAATCAATAAGAATGTTTTGTATATCACTATGGAAATGGCTGAAGAAAGAATTGCTGAAAGAATTGATGCAAATCTATTAAACATTTCTACTGATGATTTGTATTCATTGAACAAGAAAATATTCTCAGACAAGATTCAAAAGTTAAAAGAAGCAACAACAGGTCGATTAGTGATCAAAGAATATCCTACTGCTTCTGCTAGTACAAGTCACTTTAAATCTTTAATTAATGAATTGGCATTGAAGAAAACATTTAAACCAGATATTGTCTTTGTTGACTATATTAATATCTGTGCAAGTTCTCGTTTCAAACCTGGTGCCAATGTAAACAGTTATACTTACGTCAAGGCTATTGCCGAGGAGTTAAGAGGTCTGGCAGTCGAATGTAACCTCCCGATTGTGACGGCAACTCAAACTACTCGAACTGGATTTGTTTCTACTGATATTGGCCTTGAAGACACCTCCGAATCATTTGGTCTGCCTGCTACTGCTGACTTCATGTTTGCTCTCATTTCAAACGATGAGTTAGAACAGGCAGGTCAAATGATGGTCAAACAATTGAAGAATCGATATAACGATCCTACAATGAACAAGAAGTTTGTCATCGGTGTTGACCGTTCTCGTATGAAATTTTTTGATGTAGAACAATCAGCACAAAATCTAGTTGAACAACAAATAGATGAAGATGGTGAAGACGTACTTGAATCATATATTAAAAAGAACAAAGGAAACAAATATGGCAACTTCTCGTAAACATAAAACTACAAAAGGCAAACCAACAACAAAACTAAAATATACAACAAAACCTGTAAAGTCCAGACGTATGCCAGGATTTGTTGATATCATCTGGCAAGTCAGAGAGAACACACGTAAAGTGGTGAATGTCTTTGAGTTTGAAGATGATGCTCAAAAGTTCGCAGAATTTCACAATAAAGAACAGATTTGGAAACAAAATAACGGTATACCTAACTTCCTGTGTATTAAAGAATTATAAATATAACTGTTGACATAATATGGAAACTGTGATATATTTTACACAAATGGGAGAGGTGTATGAAAAGTTTTAAAAGTTATTTAACTGAATCTACAGCAGGTGGTGCTGATTTTGAACCAGCAATAGTAATGGGTTACTATTCAATTCAAGGTTTAAAAGTTCCTTCAGCAGATGAATTAGGTATATCTTCAAAAGACTATAACATGGTTTTAAAAGATAAATCATTAAAAATTGCTGGTGAGAATATTGTAAAAAATATCATATCAAAAGTTGGTAAAAAGAAAGTAGCAAAACAATTAGGTAGAGGTACATATCCTCTAACACCTTTTTGGAAAAGTTTCGGTGCATCAAACACCACACCAAAGACCGATTTAATGATCGGTAATTCACAAATCTCTCTTAAAATAGGTCCTGCACAATTAATGTCTGGTGGTAAAGCAGAATCAGTGGCGACATTCAATGCAGCTCTTAGAAGTAAATCAGTAAAAAATACTCTAACAAAAGATCCATTAGTTAAATCCATTCTCGGTGATTTTGATAGTTTTGTAGAAAGAGGTTTAACAAAAGGTGGAACTGTTGATGATTTTATCAAAGGTTCAAAGGCAGGCAAAGATAAAATTATTTCAGAGGGAAATAAAGCACACAAACAAATGATTGAAAAGTTAAATCAATTATTTGATAAAAGTGATGAGTTTAAAATTGCATTTGCTCGTGAGGCAATGACAGGTATAGAAAAGTTTGGACCAAAGAATCCAGCAACAGCATATTATTTTTTAGTTGGTGATAAGTCTGGTAGAAGTACATCATATCATGCGATGACTGAAAATGCATATGTTCAAAAAGTTGCTGATGCAATGAAAACTTCTGTTCGTTTTAAATCATCAAGTCAAAAATTACAAGGTGAGAAAACAGGAAAATATAACTATTGGTCTGTTGTTGCATTAATTGTAAACAAATTAGATGATACTGCAAAACAAGTTAAAGAAGAAATGATACTTAATGGTCGATGGAATTTTTCATTAACTGAAGAACAAATAAATGAAAACATTTTTAAAATTGCATATCAAAGAATTAAAGATTTTGTTGTCAATTTAATTACATCAATTAAAAACTGGATAGTTCAGAAAGTAGAAAATGTTATTGAGTTTCTAACAGCTGAACCAATTATGGATTTCAATAATACGATAGTGTTTCCAAAATGATAGATTTTTTAGTAGAAGATAAAAACACACACTTAGAACATTTAGAAGATGATATTATTCTGAATGGTGCAGATGGTGGTGAAAATGCATTAAATTTTTTAGAAGCATTACGTGATATGTTACAAGGTAATACAAACAAAAAATTAAATCTTACTGTCAAGTGGGATGGTGCGCCCGCTATTGTTGCAGGTATCAATCCAGAGAATGGTAAGTTCTTTGTTGCAACCAAAAGTTTATTTAATGTCACACCAAAGATTAATTATACACCCGCTGATGTAATGAGAAATCATACAGGTGAAGTTGCAAACATTTTAAGAGAAGCCTTGTTGTATTTAAAACCACTAAACTTCAAAGGCATTCTACAAGGTGACATGATGTTCACAACATCAATGAAAAAGACAAAAGGTATCACATCACCATCTGGTAAAAAAGAACAAGTCATATCATTTCAACCAAATACAATTGTTTATACAGTTCCAGAGAACACAGGTTTAGGTCAACGAATTGCACGTGCAAAGTTTGGTATTATTTTTCATACAACATACACAGGTTCATCAATTGCAAAATTGAAAGCAAAGTTTGGTGCTGATGTATCAAAACTTAGACGATCTCCCAACGTCTGGTTTGATGATGCATCGTACAAAGATGTTTCTGGTAGTGTAATGATGACGTTAGGAGAAGGTGAACAACTTGGTAATATGTTAAACATGGCAAGAGGTTCATTAAAGAAATCAACACCCGTCTTAAACAAAATGAAAACAGACTTATCAGAATACTCAATCGGATTGAATTTAAAGACATATCTAAATACTTTTGTAAGACAAATGGAAGATATACCAGCAACAGCAAAAGCAGTATCAGGTTTTCGAAATTACTACGAAGGTAAAGTTGGTGCTGATATTGATAAAGTAAAGAAACAAGAAACTAAAGACAAATACAAAACAATTTTAAATGATGGTTTACGTTTCATTGATCGTGCTGGTGAACAAGTTTACTTTGCAATCGCAACATATAAGACAATACAAAAAGCAAAAAAAATAATTATCGATAAACTCAATCAGGCAAAATCAATTGGTACTTTTGTTGTTAGAGGTAATGGTTTAGAAGTAACCAATCCAGAAGGTTATGTTGTTGTTGATCAAAAAGGAACTGCAAGAAAGTTAGTAGATCGATTAGAATTTTCAGCTGCAAACTTTACAGCTGCAAAACGTTGGGATAAAGGGGCAAAGAGAGTATAATGAAAAAGACATTCAAAGAGTTTCTGGCAAAGGGTTCTAAAAGACCTAAAGCAGTTGCGTTCGCATTTGGTCGAATGAATCCACCAACTGCAGGACACGAAAAATTAATTGAGAAAGTTGAATCAATTGCCAAAAGAATTAAAGGTGATGCAATTGTTTATGTGAGTGCAACACAAGATAAGGATAAGAATCCACTTGATGCACGTACAAAAATAAAGTATCTACAACCTTTATACCCTGGTGTTAAATTTAAACCTGCAACAGGTAACACCAGAACATTTATGGAAGTATTAAGTAATGATCTGAATAAAAAATATTCAGATGTTTATATGATTGGTGGAAGTGATCGAGTAGAAGAATTTAAAAGATTAATCACAAAATATAATGGACAATCTTATGATTTTGATAAGACGGAAGTGATGAGTGCAGGTGCAAGAGATCCCGATGCACAAGGGACTACAGGAATCTCTGGTACAAAGATGAGATTGTTTGCTGTCAAAGGTGACTACAACAGTTTTAGAAAAGGTCTGCCAACTAAGATGAAAGATGCAGACGGTAAAAAATTATTTAAAGATTTAAGAACTGCAATGGGAATTAAATCAACATATGGATTTGGAGTTCAAATGAAACCAGTAATGAGTTTAGAAGACTTTGAAAAACAAGAATTAAGACAAGAGTACATAGAAGAAAATGTATTTAACATTGGCGACTATGTAGAAAATATGAATGACTGTACTATCGGTAAGATAATTAAAAGAGGAACAAATTATCTTGTTTATGAAATGGAAGATGGTGGTGTAAAGAAAGCATGGTTACATGAATGTATTGCTGTTGATTCAACACAATCTGAATTAATGGAATCAACTAATGTGAAAAAAGAAAAAGTAAAAGATGTTGTACTACAGAAAAATTCTAATGAGTTAGATGATGATGAAGATGATTTCTTAGAAGACATTGGTGAAGTCAAACAAGACAAAGATATTAAAGATAAACCAGGAACACAACCTGCAAAGTATTATGCTAAAGATGCTGAAGGTGATAAGATGTCTAAGTCAACAAAAGCAAAAAGAGCTGCTCAGTTTGCGAAAGGTGCCGACTTACCAGATGATGATCCGAAGTCATATAAACCAGCACCCGGCGATACAGGTGCTGAAACAAAACCAAGTAAGCACACAAAAAAGTTTAAAAAAATGTATGGAGAAGAAGGTAATGGTCTTTGGGCAAATATTCATAAGAAAAGAAAAGAAGGAAGACCAATGCGAAAGAAAGGTGAGAAGGGAGCACCAACTGCCGCTGATATTAAGAGAGCTCAAGGCGAAGCCTATGAGATTGGAAAAGATTATGCGGATCACGCTAAAGATATCACTCCTGGAGAAAGTTCAAAGAAAAAGGTTAAACAAATGGAACCAACAGAAATTAAAATTAAAGATATTAAAGAGTGGTCAGAGAGTGAAACTACTATT